TATATTATATCTTCTCAAGTTGCGGCAGGTGTAAAAAATGATAATAATACTTTTACAGGTGTTACTATTGGTGAAACTTTCTATCCTGACAGTGCTGAAAGACATAACGAAATAGGGTTGTTTGGTTATGGTCACACTGATGGTGATGCAACAAATCCGAACTCATGGGCACGAACCGTCTTTATGGATGCAAATACTGGACGTACTATTCTTGGACCAAGCGGTGCTTCACAAATTATTCTGAATCCCGCTATTGGTAGTTGGTCTAAGTTATCTGGATGGTATTTCAGTACAAAATTTTTATATAAACCTATTGGAGAGAACTCTGGTGAAACATACAAGGATTTCACTTCATATTCTCAAGGTGCGGCAATCGCACCTCCCGCAAATCCGGTTGGCTCCATTGGTATGTATTCTCCTTGGGATACAACCGCAACTAAAGACGATGTATTCTTATGGGCATCTTCTTCAGAAGTAGATTTAGATGATGAGTTAGATAGTCAAGGTAATCCTGTTAAAGGAAAAGCTACTGATTATACTAATTTTAATAGTAACAGTTCAAAACCTAATAATTTTTATGTAACTTATGGTGGTCATTTACATGCAGCTTCCGCAGATATAGCTGGTAAAATAGTTGCTAAAAGTGGTAAGATTGGTGTAAATACTGATAATAATTACATTGAGATTGGTGTTGAAAAAAATAATAAAAAATATTTATTATATAATAAAAATTTTTGGGTTGGACAGGTAGACCAGAATGATGATAGTGACAATGCTTTTGGAGCTATGTTAAAAGGTCGTATTATGGCTAACTCTGGAATGTTTGGTAATATAAGTCAAAATAGTCAAGGTCAATATCCAGATGGTAACTCAAGTGGAACTTTATTTATTGAGTATAAATGGTATCCTTGGGTGCTTCCCGCAAATAATGAACCTTGGGATGCAAACCATTTTTATTTAAATACCGCTGCTGGTAGAACTCAACAATATGCTTTATATAATAAAAACTTTTATATAGATAATGCAGGGAATGTTTTCTTTAATGGAAAAATGTTTACCGAGTCAGGTCGTATAGGAAACTGGGTTATAAGTCGAGATTACCTATCTTCAGTAGATGGTAATGTTTTACTATCTCCATCATATTTAAAATTAGGTAGCTTTTTGGCTCAATCATCTGGTGCTTTGTCTGGCACTTCTTGGAGTATATCAGCTGATGGATATGCCAGCTTTACAAATCCACAAAATCAGTTTACAGGTTCTAAATTTGTTATTGCTGGTGGTGCAGGTGGTGGAACTATAATGACTTTAGATGATGATGGCATTTGGCTTAAAGCTGGCGAACGAATTAAGTTAGGCGGCGATGAATCGACTGGAGCAACTGGTTATATGGCTGCTGGAAATGATGGTCTTTTAATCAATACGGGAGATTTATCAATTTCTGACGATGTTTTAGTAGGCGGAAAATTATATTTTCATAATTCAACTGGTGGATATGCTACTATGTGGTTGAATAAAGAAGGAATTTATATTAATGGTAGAGATGGCGAATATAGAGTATATACAAATGGTAATGCTATATTAAATAGAATTGATGCTAATTCTATTTATATTGATGGGACTTCTATTACTGAATATATAAGACAAAAAGTAAAAGAATTATTTGACAATAGCTTACCAACAACATTTGTTACAAGTATTTCTGGCTCAACAGATAGTTTTATGCGACATACAACTAGTTCACATGACTACTGGGGATCTGGTTTAACTTATATACAGGGCAATACAGAAAATAGAAAAACACCACAATATAATCCAGAGAATGAATAGGAGGTATTAAGATGAGTGAATTTTCATTAAGACCAAACCCTTTTAATGGTTGTCATTTTGAAAAAAGTGATTTTTCAAGAACTACTAAACCAGTTTTTTGTGTGGTTACCTATACAGTTGCAACTAGACATTCAGATGGAAGAATTACAACAGAAACGAAAACTCTTCGTCCCTCTGGTAGCTACTTACGCAATTTTGGAGATGGAGACGTATATGGAGTTAATGATCCAGATGCTCCATGGAATTATCCAAGTTACTAAAATAAAAATTTAAGAGATAAAAGGAGATTAAAATTATGCAAAATGACTTTTCAATTATGACAGAACAATTTAGACAACAGTTAATTAATACTATCAATGGCGCACAGCTGCCGCCATCGGTAGTTTATTATGTATTAACTAATGTATATCAAGATACAGAAAGATATTACAGACAATATTTACAAAAAGCTCAGCAAGAAGCTGAAAAGCAAGAAGAGTTACAAAACCAAGAAGTCTCTAATATAGTACAAATGGACGAAGATAATTAATTTATCTACAACTTTTTTTAACTATAAAGAGGGTAATGTGTAACTCAAGTAGGGAGGATTTAAGTTATGCTAGATTTATTATCTACTTTTTCCGTTACAGAATTACTTATCTTTATAGTTATGTTAGCTATTGCTTTTAAAGAAGTTACAAGTTTCATTCTTTGGATTAAAGGTTTAATTGCAAAAAGAGATGAAAATAAAACCTCTTTAAATGATAAAGAGAAAAGCGATACTAAAAGATTAAATAATGTTGAAAGTAATGTTCAAAAAATTATTAACTCTGTAAACGAATTAAGTGAAAAGGTTGATTTACTAATATCTTCTGATAAAGATGATATAAAATCAGATATTACTAGAGATCATCACTTTTTCTGTTACAATCAAGGATGGATAGATGATTATAGTCTTGATTGTTTAGAAAAAAGATATGAACATTATGTTGATGAACATGGTAATAGCTTTATAGAACAGTTAATGGAAGAAGTTAGAAAACTACCTAAAACCCCACCAGAAGCATAAAGGGAGTTACGATAAGTAACTCCCCTTTATTTTTTATAGTTAAGAGAGATATAAGGAGGTTATAATATGGCTACGATTGCGGAAGGAGGATTATTCCCTCCTATAATTCAATCTTATTTACCAGCATTTTCAATAATGGATTTACTTCAAGATAGTTTCAATATTAATTTTAATTTATCTGAATATAATAGTCCAAGTGATATAAAATCGGTTCATGTATCTATTACAAGGCAAAGTAATTATCATTCAGTATTTGACTCTACTAATTATATTAGAGGAGTATATGTTACTAACTTTGATGCAGTAACAGGTAATAATGTTGTTAATATACCTGAATCGGTTATTAATAAGAATGAAATTAATTATAATGAATATTATAAAGTACAGATTAGACTATCTAAAATTACTTATGATGGCTCATTAAAAGCTGAATTATCTGAATATTTAACTGCGGAAGCCAATCTTATTAATTTTTCAGAATGGTCTACGGTATGTTTAATAAAATTTATAGCACCGCCGCAAATAAATATAGATGGAAATGGTAGTGTTTTAAGCACCTTAACAGATAATGTTATCAATTCTAGTAATTTAGTTATTTCTGGAAAATATGATAAACAAGAGATAAATGATAATTCAATTCCATCTCATTTAAAGAATGGAAGTAATGATTTAGAATATTTATCTAGTTATAATATAAAATTACTAAATAATACTAATAATGAACAGTTGTTCGACAGCGGAAACATTAATGTTGACACAACTAATTCTAATAGTTTTATTTATAATTTACCTTATTATTTTGAAAATAATAGTAACATAAAAATGGTTTTTACATATGTTACTAATGATTTATATACTGGAACAATTAATTATAATATTAGACCTAGTTATTCACAGAGTAGTTGGAATACTCAAAATATTATTAGTGAATCAATAGGTATTGATACAGTTATTGGTAAAGTAAGCATCAGTTTTGAACAAAAAGATGAAGAAACTCCTATTCCTGCGGGAAGCTCACTTAAGATACGAAGAGGCTCGGATAAAGATGATTTTGCTATCTGGGACACGGTTTGGACTAGAACATTTACTTCAGAGGTGACTGCCCCATTTTCATTTGATGACTTTACTATTGAAAGTGGAGTTATTTATAAATATGAAATTACATTTACTAATAATAATATTAACTATTTTATTGTAGAAGGTCCAGTGTTATCAATATTTGATAATGCTTTTCTAACAGGAGAAGGAACTCAATTATGTGTTCGTTTTAATCCAAATATTAGTTCTTTTAAACGAAATGTATCAGATAATCTTGTTAATACTATCGGTAGCCAATATCCATACATTACAAGAAATGGAGATATGGATTATCGAAGCTTCACTTTAAGTGGTACTATTGCTTATGAGATGGATATTGAACATCAATTTACAACTAGAAGTTCAATGTATGGAGATTGGATTAATGTGTATGGTTCATATTTTGTAAACCATTTTTATAATCAAAGAAATGATTTACTTACGCAACGTAAATTTAGAGCATTAGTGCTTGATTATTTATATAGTGATATACCTAAATTATTTAGGTCTACTCCTGAAGGTAATATTTTAGTTAGGATTACAGACGTTTCATTAACACCAAATCAACAAGTAAATAGATTAATTTATGATTTTACTTGTACTGCGATAGAAATAGGTGAAGCGAGTATAGAAAATTGTAAATTATATCAAATTCAAGATTTTGGAGATTAAGGAGGTTTAGACATGATTAAGAAATATCCTTATTTATCAGATGTAAACTTTCTTAATAAAATATATGGACAACACAATAGAACTAATTATGTGCTTATTACCTCTTTAGATTGGAATGAAAGACCTATCAAAGAGGTTCAAGGGAAAATAACTGCAGGCACCATTAATATTAACGGGGATTCTTCAGTTAGAAGAACTGCAAATTTATCTATTAAAGTATTAGATGATGATAGCAATTATTTAGATTTAAATAATCTTTTTGCAATAAACAAAAAAATATTCATAGAAACAGGGTTTAATAATGGATTTACTCATTTAGGAGACTCTTATTATTCTTCTTATCCTATTATATGGTTTCCTTTTGGAACTTTTATTATTCAAACATACAGTATTACACATGATTCAAGTGGAATTATGATTAATCTTACTCTTGGAGATAAAATGTGTTTACTAAATGGAACTGCGGGAGGCACCATTCCCGCATCTACAAACTTTGAATCTTATGATACATTGGGGCCAGATGGTGATTTACATACTGAATTTATTCGTATTAACCAATTAATTCCAGAATTAGTAAATCATTTTGGAAAAGAAGATTTAAACAAGATTATTGTTAATGATATAGATGATAAAATTAAAAAAGTTATGAGATGGACAGGTGTAAACCCTCTTTTCTTATGGCTTAATAATTCAGATAAAAGAAATGTATTTTATACAACTATTAATGGTTCTCCTGAAAACTTAGGACTCTCATCTTCTGATTGGACTAGACGACAAATCTTATTTAATTATGATGCAGGATATACATATGTAGATTTCGTTTATCCAGGAGAATTAACTGGTGCTGCGGGAGATAGTGTTTGTACTATTTTAGATAAAATCAAAAATACATTAGGTAATTATGAATATTATTATGATGTTTTTGGTAATTTTATCTTTCAAGAGATTAAAAATTATGTTAATGTATCAGAATGGAGAACATATTATCAAGATGCATTAAAAGATAATGACGGTCATTTAGATTATAGATATGAACCTAGGTTAGATACAGCAGTCTATAATTTTAATGATTCAAAATTTGTTATTAGTTATAATAATTCACCAAAGTTTGAAATGATTAAAAATGATTTCATTGTATGGGGAGTTAGAAAAGGAACTGATAATACCTCTTATCCTTGCTGCTATCATTTAGCTATTGATAAGAGACCTGTATTAACAGAAGATTATTCAAATCCTATACCAATTTGTTTTGACACCAGTGTAGATGATAGAATTAAAAGATGTTATGATATAAAAGGTATTTATACAGATTTAGCAACTTTAAAAGAAAAACATCCACAAGGTATTGTTGGTGAATATTATTATATCAATAACGCAACAGAAGGCGGAGTTTATACTTGGATTTCTGATATTGCTAGATATAATACTTTATTGAATAATTTAAAAAGTGCGGGAACGCCTGTCTCAAGTAGCGACAACTCTTATATTTCCGCAGAAGTTAATGCTGGATATGTAAAGATGGAGTTAGCTACATATTATCCAGCTGGCGCTTTTACTATCCCTGGACCAGACGAAAATGATAATCCACAAACTAATTGGAGAAATATTTTATATTTTCAAGGAGTGTTCCAAGCTGCGCAAGGATTAGATACAAATTATTATTGGGCTGAGTTATATAATGAATGGCCTAAGATATATGATATAGAAAATAATGATTGGTATGAAGGAGTTTTAGATTCTCCATCTTCTTTAGACTGGTGGTTAGATTTAATAGACAACGATGCAGAATTAAATAAATTCAGTGTTGATGCTATTGGACGTAGAAGCTATGCAAAAACAGATTCTCAATGTAATTGTGTATTTGAGCCTGATATACCAGATATTATTATGGTTAATGTTGGAAATCGAGAAGATTTAATAGATAGTAGAAGTGCTATGACACAGCAGCAATTAACTGAATTGGGATTAATTCCAACTCAAGTTTCTGAAGCTGTTTATGAATCGGTTATTGAAGGTGGAATATTTAATTCTTGTTATCAACATATTAGACAAATTCTTACAGATTATACAAGTTATAATGAAAGTATTTCATTAACTTGTCTACCAATATATCATTTAGAACCTAATACAAGAGTATTTTTTAATGATCCTGAAATAGGAATTTATGGGGATTATATTATTAATACAATTTCTTATACTCTTGGAAATACTGGAACAATGACAATAAATGCAAAGAAATGTATAGAAAAAATTTAAGGGGATGCTTAATAGCATCCCCATTTTTTTTATTCCCAATTAAAAGCTTTAGGCTCTGGTTTTCGATTAACTTTAGCATGACCTATACATATAGCATCTGCAATATCATCATTTACAGTTATGTTATAATTGTTTTTTATAAACTCTATATCTCTTGCTTTTAATGTATCTCTATTTACTCCACCTTGCTGAATCCCGCATTGTTTTCTCCAAGATGAAGCACCTATAAATTCAACTTCTTCATTGTAATGATGAAACATAAGAACTATTGCAGCTTGTAAATAAAATAATGCTTTAAAAGTTGCAAGATTTTTACTCCATTTAACATCATTTAGATTATCTGGAATAATTTGTTCCATAATAATTTGAGTTTTATTTAGGTTATAATTATTATAAATTTTTTCAATTTCATCTGTCATATTTTTTATTCTAGTTAAAACATTTTTAGAAGATTGAGAAATACATTTATATTCAATTAATTCTTTATCTTTAAATATTGCAATTCCAGTACTTTTTGTACTTGCATCTATTGCAATAGTATATATATTATCCATATTGATATAATACCTCCTTGTTTGAGTATAGTATATCAAAATTTTTCATTTTTGTCAAGCGGCGACCATTTTGTCGTTGATTTTACAAAAAGATTTAATTTTTATCACAACTTTTAATTTTGCTTTAAAAGTTAATTAATAATTGACAATGGTAAATAAAAAATGGATGACTTCCGCCATCCATTTTTCGTTATTTATACACCTGTTGAACCAAAGCCATCAGCTCCTCTTAAGGTGTCATCTAATTCATCACATTCTTCAAGTGAAACTGTTCTGTCATAAGGCTGTATTATTAGTTGTGCAATTCTATCATTCATATGTATAAACTGAGGAAGTGTTCCATGATTATGCAAGGCTACTATCAACTCTCCACGGTAGTCAGCATCAATTACTCCTACTTTATTTGCAGGAGCGAGTCCCTGTTTTGTAGCAAGTCCAGACCTCGGATAAATACCCCCAAAGTATCCTTCAGGAATGGCAATCGCTATACCTGTTCCTATCTTGACAGTTTCTCCTGGATTTATCTGGAGTATCCAATCCTGAGATGGGGTCTCCGCAGTCCCAAGTCCGTAATTATTTGCATATAAATCAAATCCCGCAGCTGAAGGACTTCCTTTAGTTGGTATGATAGCAAATTTATTTAACTTTTTTATTTTCATTTTTTATTCTCCATATGTAATAGTTACTGTTGCATCAGGCTCTTTTTCATCTGTAAAAGTCTTGGTTAAACTTACTTTATACCAAGCATCAATTACTTCACCCTTTTGTTTTCTTTCTTTATATTGAGAACTATGCTTTGTTAAAGTAAATCTATTATCTGCTTTAGCTTCCTCAATCATATTAATAACTTCATTCTCTGAATCAACTCTATATGTTTCTACTACTTGTGTAAGATATTTCATTTATTCTACTCCTTTTAAAAGAATTTTTAAATTATTTTTATTATATTTATCTAATTCTTCTTTTTGTATATCTCTTTGAAGTTTTGCACAGAAATTTTCATTTCCATGCAGTTCTAACTCATTAACATTATAAATATTAATTAACTCCATAACTGCATTTGGAAAATCTTCTAACTTAACTAATCTTAACTCTTCTGTTTCAAATCTATCATTTAAGACGTATATCTTTTGATTTACATCAAAAGGTCTTATATAACTTGCAAGTTTCATAATTATCCTCCTTACTCACATTCAATTACCGCCTGATCATATGGGAATAAATAATAACAAAAAGCTTCTCCATCTATTTTTATCCAAATTTCAAAAGCTACTCCATCATCAGCTCTATCTATACTTAAAATTTCCCCTCTATTAACACAACATTGTAAAACTTCTTTTGAAGCTGTATGTGCGGCGGTAGATGTTTTATTTAAGTTAAATATTGTATAATCTCTTTGGTCATGACATAACATCATAGCATATTGAACTACATCATTTTCAAAAAAATCGAATAAATCTTCTTGTTTTCTAGCTAACTCAAGATGATTTAAAGGTTTTTCTTCTTTTAATACCATTTCCTTATTTGCTTCATATAAAGTGCCAGCATTTAATTCCATTTATTAATCTCCTTTTTTATCTTATATATAAATATTATATAAAAATTTTCAAAAAAAATCAAGGGGATTTCATACGAAATCCCCTATTTTATTTATAGATATTTTGAATGCTTTACTCTCATTTCAGTTTCTTGAATTTTACCTTTATTAAAAGCTGTTAAATAATCACCTGTTAGATACCCGGTAACACGTCTAAGTCTTTGTATATTGTCGCTGCCACATCGAGGACATTTACAATTTAGTTCAACCTCTCCTTGGAATCCGCAATCTAAACATGTATCTGCTGGAACATTAATTGCAAAATATGGAATGTCATGATCCATAGCATAATTAATAATAGTTTCAAGTGCTTCTAAGTTATCTTTTGCGCTTGCATCTAATTCTACATAAGTAATGCATCCCGCAGAACTATATCCAGTTAATTGAGATTCAATATCAATTTTTTCAAAGGGATTCATTTCTTTCCATACTGGAACGTGAATAGAATTAGTAAAAAATTCTTTATCTGATACATTAGGAATTTCTCCATATTTAGCTTTAAATTTTTGCATAGCTGTATAACACGTATTTTCGGCTGGAGTGTAATAAACACCAAAATTAAGTTTATATTTTTGTTTAAATTCCACACATCTCTTTTTAAATAGTGATTCAATCTTTTTTGCTAATTCCATACCTTCTTTTGTTGTATGGTCTTTACTTATTAAAATTTGTAAACATTCAGCTAATCCTAATTGTCCGAGTGCAAGAGTTCCATGTTTTAAAGCTGAATAAATACCTTCTTCAGGTTTATATCCTCTCATAACATTATTTTCATACATAAATTTTGCGGAATTAGGATCCTGATTGCATATATATTCAAATCTTTCAATTAGCATGTCTTTAGCTTCATGTATTTTTTTATCAAGTAATTCTAAAAATACATCTAATAAAGTGTCCCCACAATCCCAAAGACCATTTTTTTCATATAATTCCTTTGCTTCCATCGCTATTGTTGGAAGAATAATAGTTACTGGACATATATTACCTCTGCCATCTTTTCTTTGAGGATTAACTCCAGGTTCTGCATTTATATCAGCTCCGTTCGCAGTTCTACAGCCCATAGTACTGAAGTATGTCTCTGGATCATTACGGTCATAACCTGCGTTCCCGCTCCAATCAACATTAGCATAGTTTGGATAAAGTCTTCTAGCAGTGCTTTCAAGAGCGAGTCTGTATAAATCATAGTTAGGTGTTCCAGGTTTATCATTAACACCTTTCATATATTGAAAAATTCCACAAGGGAATATACTCGTTTTATGTAATTTACCAACGCCTTTAATACATCCTTCAAGTAATGCTTTTGTTACCATTCGACCTTCAGGTAAAGTGCAAGTACCATAATTTATTGAAGTGAATGGAAGCTGATTTCCACTTCTTGACTGAAGAGTATTGAGGTTATGATACATACCTTCAACTGCTTGTTGAGTTTCTTTAATTGTCATGTCCATGGCATATTTATATGCCTTTTCAGATAATTTTTTTAAATAATCCCATTCAATACTTTGTATTACTTCTATTCTCTCATCAGTATTTTCTAAATATTTTAAACCATTATTGTAATGTTTCTTAAAACTCTTCCTAACATAAGGAACCATTGTCCAATCAAGGTGACTTGCGCTAACTCCACCAAATTGCTGAAGTGATTGTAACTGGAATATTACTGCTACAAGCTGGAAAGCGGTGCTGATAGAATTAGCTGGGCGGACATCAGTCTGCCGCGTGTTAAAACCATTTGCAAGTAAATCATCAAAAGGAATAGTTAAACAGTTGTGCATACCAACTGCATATGAGTCTAAATCATGAATATAGATTTCATTATTTAGATGATTTTCTTTTGACTTTTTGCTCATACAATAGTTCAAAGCAAAGTCTTTCATTATAACAGAATCAGCCTCGCCTTTTCTGCCTCCGAAACTTCGCTCATCAACATTCGCATTTTGATTTACGACTTCCTCAGCCAAGAGTTTTCTCTGCATTTCTTGCATAATAGGATTTCTAATATTTCTAATCTTATTTCTTTCATCCCTATATACAATATATGCTTTTGCAACGTCTTTCCTTTTAGTAGACATTAATCCTTTTTCTACCATATCTTGTATGGACTCTACAGTATATATTTCATCAGAATTAAAAATTTCTTTTTCTATATAATCTGCGATTTTTTCAGCTTTTTCTTCTGCGTATTCATTAACATCTTTATCAATAGCTACAAAAGCTTTTAATACTGCTTCAATAATTTTCTGTTTATTAAAAACTACAAGTCGTCCATCTCTTTTTTTAATTTTTTTCATAATATTAACCTCCAAGCATTTGAATATTTTAGGATAATTAATATGATTTTTAAAGCTATCTTATTAAGTATTTTTGTCCGGATATACCATATCTCCTATGCGAACTATTTTTTTAAAAAAACTATCATCATAATAATTGGTTATATGCCATTCTGTAGCTTGATGCAATCTAGTATTAAAAATATAATCATCAATATCAGTAAGAAAACGTCTAGCTATTTCTTGACAATCTGGATCTTCTTCTCTATTTAATATATGTATCAACCTATCTTTTGCATTTGTTTCTATATAAATTATTTTTAAATCAATATTAGTTCTATTTTCTTCTAGCATTTGTTCTACCATAATATTATTCATAGGTAAAATATTGATTTTATCTTCCTTTAGACTTTTTATGCTTAATCCATAATACCACCCTCTAAACTCTTGTGCATTAAGCATATTTCCATTTAAAACTTGTGCTAAAAAATCTTCAGATGAAAGAAAATTGTATCCATTATCCTCACTATTTCTTTGAGGTCTTGTTGTTGATAATATTACATAATGATATTTATTTGGTTCATATTCTGACAAGTAGCGGGCGGCGGTGTCTTTCCCGCACCCGCTTGGTCCTACAATACCTAATATTTTATACATCCTTTTTTCCTCTTTCATTTTCTAACAATAAATTTCCTTGTTCATCTATATCAGTTATTTTATAAATTGTGTGCCCTTGAGTTGAAGCGTATTTCTTTACAACAAACATATCATCCCGTCTAAATCCATTTATAATAAGCATCGTTCCTCTAGTAAACCATCCTTTTTCTACTATCTTTTTAGTACCGTCTGGTTGAGGTTCACTTAGCTGCCGCTTATACATAGCATACATATCTCTTGTAAATTTAACAGGTACAACTCCTTCTGTTGTTAATAATGTAATACTATGTCTACTATCATTTTTACTAATAACTGTTCCCGCTATTCTAAATAATTGATAAATTGGTACAGTTTTTCTCCAAAATGCAATTACTATTGGTTCAGGATTATGGTCAAAGAAATTTTCAATTCCATATTTTTCCTTGTTTAAATTCACTAATTCATGGTCATGATAATAAAAACATAATGCATCCATTTCCCATGCAGATAAATTTGTTTTTTTATTATACTTTTTCCATTCTTCTTTAAATAATAGTAAATTATATTCTGCTAAAGCTTCATCGTGATGTTCTTTTAACCACTCTCTAACATTATTCATATAATAATCATATATTTCTTTTTTCCATATATCTTTTTTAATAATTGAAACTCCTTCATTTGCTTCAATATAATCATAATTAAAAATAGGATGATCTTGCATATTTTTTAAATAAAAATTTACTACATTATCTGTCATCACATAATATTCGGTATTTGTTTCTCTATCTATCCATCTATTGTTTTTTAAATCTTTATTACAATAAAATATCTTTTTTTCAAAGTCAAGAGAATTTGGAATTATTCCTTTTTCAATTAATCCATTAAGATTAGAAAGAGTTAATTTCTTTTTTGGTTCACAGGTATAAGAAAGATAGTATGTCATATTTACAAACCTAGGCTCTTTCTTTGTTTCAAAATCTTCCATATAATTGTCAAAAGCTCCACCTTTTATTAAAGAAATCATAGCTGGTTTTTTTATTTTTACTCTATTCATAAAATCTTTAATATTTTTATAAGGTCTGCCTTTCTTAATTATATCTATCATTTCAGAATTAACACCACTTAAAGCTTTCATTCCAAAAAGAATTTGATTATTTTTTATATCAGGTTTAAAACCATAATCAGATTTATTAATATCTACCAATGAAACTTTTATATTATGCGCTCTAATTTCTCCTAAAGCTTTAGCTATTTTTGCATAATCAGAATTTTTCTCTTTAGCTTCAATATCTTCATTATCTATATCATTATTTTCATCAAGACTTCCGCTATTTATCATTAAAACTGCAGTATCCCAATATATAGGGTTCCACTTTGTTGCTAAATATGCAGTTTGATAACCTATAAAACTATAAGCAAGAGCATGAATATCTGAAAATGAATATCCTAATTGCGGGCGGGCAACCGCATCCCAAACGTATCTACCTGCCGCCTCACTTTTAGCTTGTTCTTTTATTTTAACTCTTAATTCTGGAATTTTTGACATTTGCTTTTTACCAATTATTTTTCGTGCTGCATTAGCATCTTTTAATGAAAAACCGCAAATATCTTCATCCATTAAACTTTTCATTAATTGCTCTTGGGATATACCTACTCCAAATGAAACTTCAAGATACTTTTTGAAAGCTTGTTTTTCTTTATCGGATAATCCATAATGATTCATTTCAACTTCCCATGCATTTGAATCATTTTTAAAACGAACATATTTATCCATAGGATTTTCTTCTCCATCTGGAGCCATAAGTCTAATTAAACCATTTGTATTACTAAGCTCTTGTATATCATGAGGTTGAACCTTTTTAATCCCCTGACTACCTATATCGCTATCAAACTGAAAACAAGCCAATATCTTATTTTCATCTATATTTTTCCACACTTCTTCATTATTTATATCTATAACTTGAGGATGTAAATATTTATTATATATTTCTCTAATTGTTAAATCTTGTTCAATTACTCCATCTTCTTTTAAGAAATATATAGTTTGTAATATCATATCTTGAACAGAAGTTAACAAGAAATCATATTTCGTCATTCCCGCAGCTTCACAATCATGTAGATCATACTGAGTTACAATCTCACCATTTGGTGCTTTCATAAAACATCCAAATTCATATGGATTACTATCAAATAAAATAACTCCTGAAGCATGAATACTTCTTGCTTTTATTAATCCTTCAATTCCTTTTATTATATCTAATAATCCTGGGTACTTTGATACTTCTTGAATGAATAATGCAACTGGCATCCGCCCTTTATCAGGATTACCATTAACCATTTCATCTATTGTCCAGTTAAATCCTCTTTCAATAGGAACTAAACTCGCTAAATAATTTGAAGTATCTGAATCAATACCATCAAGATAATCTTCACTTCTATACCCGCGGCAAGCGGTAATTATTGCTGACTTAGCTGTTTCTGTTGAAAAAGTTACAATATGAGTTGCTCCTAAGTTAGTTCTTGATAATTCATCTATATCTTCATTGAAGTTACGTCCTCTTTCTTCTTTAATCTTTTTCATAATTAAAGGTCTTTTACTTGGACATAAGTCTAAGTCAATATCAGGAAGTTCTATTCTATCTTCATTTAAGTATCTAAAGAATGGGAGATTCCATTCTATTGGGTCTAGCTGAGTAACTCCTAGAAGATAATGATTTAATCCTGCACATGAGCTACCTCTTCCCGCGCCAACAAGACTTCCGCAATCCCACATCATGTCAATATAATGCTGTAAAGTAATAGGATACTTAAAAATATTTGTACCAAGTTTTTCTCCTATTGTTTTCTTTACTTTTGCTTCATGCTCAAGTTCATCAAGATAAGTTTGATTATACTTGCCTAATTCTTCTAATTTATTAACGCACTGATTTACCCAATATCTATCATACTTATTATCAGAGCGATACATTTCTGTTAAAATAGGGAAGTTCTCTTTAAAATCATATTTTCTTTCTTGTTTAGGATATTCTGGAACATCAACAGATGGGATTGTCTGATTATGTCTTAAATCATATATTTCAATTTTATTAAATACTTCCATACTATTTGCACAAAATTCTTGATAGTACGTTTGTATAAATTCACCAAAAGAAGGAGTTAAATCTTCTATACAGTCATTCTCATCATGTAAGAAAGCATACTGATAAAAAGCATCTACCTCTCTATCCCCTTCGCTTGAATTAAGATATGATTTATGAACATATCTATCATTACGAGATAAGAAATGTGAATCATCTCCTATTACAACTTTTCTTTTAAATAAATTTGCAATCTCTATAAGTTTTTGATTTGCGACAATCTGTTCTTTACTTGCGCCAGGTGCTATTTCAATATAAAAATCATCACCGAATAAATCTATATTAAAATTCATATAATTAATAATATTATTATATGAAGTTATTTCCTGTTCTTTATTTCCAGTTTTTCTTGCCTCTAACATAGCAAGAATATTTATTCCTAATTCTGAACCAATACATGCGGAAGTCGCTATTAAGTGTCCTGGATTAGACTTTATAACATTAGAAAGCTCACTCTTTAAAGTTGGAACTCTCTCTAATCCTCTATCATAATATGAGTTCATCCATGCCACTGAACTAAGTCTCCGCAGCTGTTCATGTCCTTCTTTATCTTTTGCAATTAAAATAAAATGAGGATATTTTTGATTCTTATTTCTTTCGTCACATAAATATATCTCATTTCCTATTGCTATTTTAAAATCTTCATATTCATCTTGTAATTTACACACACGAATAGATTGGGCTAGTGTCTCATGGTCTGTAATCGCCATTCCCGCAAGCCCAATCTCTTTTCCTCTTTTTACTAATCTATCTAATTGATTAATACTATCAACCAAACGAAAGTTTGAAGCATCTGTATGATTATGCACACTAAAACGTGGAATAATATTCATAGCTCTTTGTCTCCATTTCATATTTTTCTATAAATATTATACTATATTTTTTTATAAAAATCAAAGATCTTTTTGTCTATTATCAAGTTCTTGTATTAAACATTTATAATAATCCCATTCAGGATAAGACTGTGGAGGTTGATTATGATTATATATTTTATTTTTAATATTATTGATTGCAGATAGTAATTCACCATAAGTTAGCTGTTGTAAATTTTCATATACTTGTGGAGTTATTATCATCACTCTCCTTTTCCTACCTCACAATAACAACTTTATTTTCGGCTCTGGTTATAGCGGTATATAACCATTTTTTATGTTCATCTTCTTTATAAGGGAATTTTTCTTCTATTACTAATACGTTTTTCCATGAACTACCCTGTGCTTTATGACAAGTTATTGCATATGCAAAAGTAAAACTATAAGGAATTAAATTTGCATATTTAGGATTTTTACCTAATATAAATCTCTGCTTAGGTGTTAAGTAATTTTCTCCTTTAGTGATTAATTTTTTATCTATATTTAAAGTTCCAAAGTTATCACCAGTTTCAGAAATAAATTCTCCCATATAAATAGGAATTTCATTAAATGGAACTTTAGCAAACGGAGGGGTGTATACAAAAGATTCAAAAGGATTATGAAAATATCCTATAACACCATTCGTTAAAGCATTACCATTTTCTGAAAAGGTTTCCCATGAGTTATTTAAATTGATTACTTTGTCACCATCACATAGCTCTCCTTCATGTCCTAAAAGCTGTCTCATTTGATTATTGATATTTATCCTCGTTGCATTAGTTGCGCAAAGAATAATATCTGCCCATTGTAACATACCTGTATTTAATTCTGTTTTAGGAAGAACAATAGCATCATCTGATTTAAAGTTATCTATAGGCTCACCATTTCTTACTTTCATACTAAGCTGAATAATACCGCTATCCGCTTCTTGTCTCATAATTTCACTAAGGAAAATATGAGGATTATCTAGTAAGTGATTATCGTCATCTTTATTTATTGGCGGCAACTGCCCTGGATCCCCACAGAATACAATATATACATCTTTATATTTTAATAGCCTTTCTGCCATTTTTGCAGGCAGCATACTACATTCATCAACTATAATAATTTTATATTCAAGTTCAGTTTTAGGTTTAAAAATAAAAGTTCCATCAGACTTTGGAATAGCTTCGTACATAAGTCTATGTGCTGTCATAGCATTTTTATTACCTTTATCAATAAGAACTTGAGCTGCTTTTCCAGTGTATGCGCAAAAACATACATCTTCCTCTTCTTCTATCCCCTGTGCGGAAAGCGCGTCTATGATAAATCGGACTAGAGTACTTTTACCTGTACCGGCATACCCGCTGATTACAGTATAATGCTCATGATTTTTGTATCTATTTAATACTATTTCTAAACCTTTCTGTTGATCTTTAGTAAGTTCCATCAATCATGTTCTCCCATTGCTTCATCTAAAATTTCACCAAATTTTAAAATATCTCTTTGCATTACATGGAAAGCTGAATCTGGAGAAATTTGTTTTTCTCTTATCTCCAACCTAGCCATAGCTTCTCTAGCTCTTATATATCTATACATTAATGAATCATACATATATCCCTTACAATGGGGATTATTTTTAACTATTTCATTAACCGTATCTTCATTTAAAGTTAAAGTTATTGTTTTATTTGTAGTTAGCATAATATTACTCCTTTTATTTTTATATAAATATTATAACATATTTTTTTATAAAAATAAAAAAGTGGAGTGAAAAAGTTGAAAACCACTTTTTATCTGGATTGCGACCATTTTCACTCCAATCAATTAATATGTAATTACCCCACTCCATTACATTGCACTCCTCGCCCAAAATTATCACTACCTAATAGATAGGGGAGTGTCTCCCTATTAGTATTAAAGAGATTCAAAAATCAATTTCTCAGGTAATATATCTTTACAAATATAAATACTTGCAAAAGATACTCCTTTTTGAACAATCTTCATATCTTTATCTCGATAATAATTAATACGTTTATCAAAAATTAATGCTTGACAATCTTTTAAATATTCAAACCTTTTTTGCCCTTGGAGTGTTGGTAGCGGCAGTAGCATAGCAAAAGGCTTATTTAATTCATACAGCCTTTTTAATATCATATCTTTTATACTGAAAGGTGGATTTGAAATAATATAATCATAATGCTCACTTGGTTCATATTCAAAAAAATTCTGTCCAGTATCAATATGACTTGGTATGACTTTAATACCATTCTTTTCAAAAACTTCTATATATTTACTTTGTCCTTTAATATCAAAAGGACACCAAATAGTTTTATTTTTATCAATATATTTTAATATTGGTTTAACTGCTATTTCAGGAGTAAAAGTTTCATCTGATTCTTTATTTGTTTTTGCAGTTAAATAACCTATATTTAAAGCCATTCTTTATCTCCTAAAAATAATATTTATTGCTATCTATAATATTATAATCTTCAATAAAAATTTGTGGAGTAATAATTCCATTCCACTCGTTTTTATGGCACTTACCTACAATATCTAGCTCTATATATCCTGTGTTATTGTCTTTTATTTTATTGCATAGTTCTTCATCAGCATTAAATTTCATTAAGCTAATTCCATTGTTTAAACTAATTTTAATTGTATTTGTAGTTTTCCTATATATATCAACCATATTTGTAGTAATTTTTAAATTTTTAACTACTACAAATGGTTCATTTAATTCACTTCCCCAATAAGAACTCATTTCTGCAATATCTAAAATAATTTGACTATCTACATTTTGACCTTTAAAAATATAATCAACATAATAAATTGCTTCATCTGACATATTTGATAACTTGTCATTCATATAATCTATAAAACGTGGAAGGTCTCGTTCATAAATTTTTAAACCAAAAGCATTAGGGTGCCCAATTGCATAATCAATACATCCAGAATCTAAACACATCTGTTTGAAGTCATCTATTCCAGCAAGCGAGCATCCACGGGCGCTTCCCGCATAAGAAGTTTCATATCTATATCCATCCATAGTCTGCCCGCTATATTCTTCACTCTTGGTTAATAAACAACATGGTCTTTGATATTTTGCCATAAATTTATTAGCTATTAATCCACGTACTTCCGCAGGTATATCACTATTTTCATCCAATAATAAAATAAGAACTTTACATTTATCTAATAAATGCTCTGATATTATTTGATCTTCTAGCTGTTCTATTGCAGCGTCTTGAACTCTTGTTTGCCTGTTTTTAACATTAGTACAAACTCTTACTGCTTGAGTAACTAATGTTTCAGTTTCACCTAATTTATGACCTCTTTTTGTTGAAGGAATCTCTTGAAAAGCATAATATTTAAGCATACTTTTAAACACTAATTCTTTTTCTTCTTGAGTTCCACTTCTTTGTATTGCATTTAATAATGGTACTATATAAAAAGCTGCTCCTATTGGAGTGATTTCTTCTCCTAATTTGAACGCATTTTTTTGAGCCATTGAATAGATGAAAGGATTTTTAATTTGTTTTAATCCTTCAAAAATGAGACTCTTGGTTTCCAAAGAACGAATATCCATCATATCCCCAATGAGGCCTATAGCTACTAAATCTAAATATTGATAACTGTTTACTTTTTGCATTATATCATCAATATGTCTACAAAATTGCCAAACTACTCCCACTCCGCTTAAAGCCTTGTTTGAATAGTTACTATATCCATTTTGATTATTTATAATAATCGCATAAGGATTTTCTTTATCAAAATCGTGGTGGTCTAGGATTAATACATCAATCCCATTTTCTTGTAATTGTTTACATTCATCTGTGTCATTACTTCCCGCATCTGGACATAATACAAAATTATAATGATTATCTATAATATACTTATAACAATCATTAAGTCCATGTTGCTTTCCAGCATGAAAATAAAAATCAATAGATTCAGTCCAATTAGGGAATAAATCATATAAATAATTTAATAATAAAGCAGAAGAGGTATTACCATCAACATCACAATCAATAATAATAATCGTTTTATCATTATTATTTATATGTTTTACAAGCATTTTTGTAGCTTCATCTATTTTTAATTTACCAAAATCAATAGGGGAATTACAAAAACTTAAATTTGGATGTTGATAGAAAAACAATTCTTCTTTTTTTAATCCTCTATTAAGTAGCACCTGCTCAAAAGCAGATTGCTCTTTTACAGGTGCTATTAATTGATACTTCATAAAATATCTCCTTTAAGAAAGCCATTTTTCAAATATACTATTAAAATATGCACTATCATTAAAGAGTCTTTTAATAATACACATAGCCAAGCCCTTTTCTCTATCGTAAGTATCTCCTGGCTGACATTTTACTACAGTTTTAGTACCATCTTTCCAAAGCACAATCGTTGCTGGCTTATTATAAATAACATTTTTAATAGAGTTTTTAAAGTTGTCAATCTTTATTTTATTTTTTCTATTAATTTCTGCTTGAAGTTCCTTTTCTGCATCCTTTGCTTTTTCTTTAATAATATCTTTTAATAGATAATCAAGCATATCGTTATCATAAAAACCTTTATCAGAAGAAGATGTTGCTATAATAGGTCGTGTATAAATACTTCCATGTAAAGTATCAGTTATGTCATAAAAATTACTTTTAATTGTCATTGTCTTTACCTCTCTTTTTTATTTTATTTTAATTATATTATATTATATTTTTTTATAAAAGTCAATCTAATGTGAATCTATGGTTAAATAAATCTAAAAATATTTCTTTTCCATTATCAGTAGGACTTTGTTTATATCCTAATTTATTTTCTTTATCAAACATAAAACTAATTTTAATATATGGATTAAATTTATTATATATACTTGTTAATTTCTTAATCCACTTAGTCCATTCTTTATCTCCAGGTTCCTGAAACTGTTTATCAAACCCTATAACAATTTCTTCAACTTCAAGAGATTGGAGCAATTTAAATTGTTGAGTAGTTAAATTGCTACCGCAACATGCGACCGATATATCATTTTCTATTCCAAAGAATGAAGCATAACTTAAACAAAATTTTTCTCCTTCTCCTAGAATAGCTATTTTTAAAGCTTTTATATTATCTTTGCTATTATTTAAATTATATAAATTAAATCCTAGCGGATGATTATACATTTTGCCATTTAAAATAGCTGGCATATACTTACCTTTATCTTCATTTTCTTTAATTAAAGTTCTTTCTCTAATTCCTATTAATTGATTATCAATATTATAATGAGGAATTACAATACCATAAGAGTAAGGATCAAATTTAATATTTCTAGCTTTCATAACATCTTCATTGATTCCCTCTTTTAACCAAGGAGTAATCTTCTTATAAGGGAGATTATCCATGACATGTGAATCAAAGATTTTCAAACTTGATTTCTTTTTATCTTCAGATTTGACTTTATTTCTTTCGTATTTATCAAAAATCATAAAATCTGAAGAAGTTTGAGAAGTGTTTGAAAAAACGTTAACTACATCAAGAGAGAAAAAATTTATTATATATAATTCTGCGTCATATAGACTCCAGTCAATGCCTGATTGAATTTTCATTATCTTTCTAGTTAAATCAAAAATGTCAAAACCCGTTGTTTCAGAACACTCTGTATAACATTTAAACAATCTTGTATTTTCATAATAATATAACTTATGAGACGCATCTGAATTTGCGGGATTGTGGCAAATGGTGCGGGAAACCAGACATCCGATTCTTTTAATGGGGTCGCCGCCATGTTCTGCTAAAAACTGTTCTATTTGTTCTATTGTTAAAGCTTCTTTAATTGAATCTTTATCAAAATTAATCATCTTATATTATCCCAATTATTTTCTATTATAATAAATGAATAATCTCCATCTTCATCTTTTGAGTTCATTTCATTAATATCATAAAAGCCTGGTTTAATTGGATATAATCTATCTTTAACCTTGACACATCTTTCAACTGTACCTTCATCTTCATTCCAATCTTGTCCAGTTAAAATAATTCTTACAATAACACCATCTGATAAATCTTTAAATTGTTCAGCTGTTAGATTCATTAAAATGCACTCTCCCATTCTACTGTTTTAGGTTTTATATTAATTACTAAATCTTCTATTTCAATAGGTTCATAAAGATATGTTGTTGCAAATATTGGATTAACTCTACATGTTCCCAAATCTGTATTACACCAAAGGAACATATGATTATATCTACCCCTTCTGTTTTTATAAATAGATAGTTTTAATCCAGGCATTTCAAAACCATTTTTATCACAAAATACCTTTAAGCTCTCTCTATCTTGGTCTGTAACAGGAAGCATCAACATACCTGCATCAGCCTTATCAGCGATAGCTTTTGCACCTCTTAAAGCATTTTGGTCATAGACTCCATTCTGATATTCTGAGTTCAACTGAGTTGAAGTTAGTATAAAAACTTTATACTGCTTTGCTAAATCTTTTAATCTTACACTTATCATAAAAAGGACATTATCTTCTCTTAATCCTTTAACATTAGCTTTGCTACTAATTTCGCTTAATATTTTAATACTTGAATGAATATAATCAAAACAAATATATCTAATATTATATTTTCTGATACCTAATCTAATTGTAGATTCAATATCTTGTAAACTAAAATCAGGAAGTTCTTTTATAAAGAGCGGACTCCGCTTAATAATTTCTTTAGCCTTAATTATCCTATCTATTTCTCCAGCTTCATATTTATTTTCTAGTACATGGTCTTCTTGAACGCCTGCTACAAAAGCCCACATCATTGTTTGAATTTCATCTCTTGATTGTTCTGTCGCTATATAAATAGTTGGTTCTGCAGTTCCATTTCGTTCCCATTTCTGGGTTAAAGGATTATATAGTTCGTCACAAGCAAAATTACAAGCATCTGCAATCATCATACGAGATTTACCGAAGTTAGTTGGAGCAGACCTTAGAAATACACATCCAAATCTTGCGCCTCTAAATATTTTATTGATATATTTACCATACATAGGATATCCTACATTTGGAGTAGTTTGTAACTCGTCAAAAAGTTCGTCTTGTCCTTCTGCGGCAGCGCATATATCATCTGTTGCATTTTCTGCAAATCTTGATTTTATATCTTCAATAACATCATTAATTTCATTAGCAATTTCTTCAAGAGAATGATTATCTAACCAATCTTCTTGTTGCTGTTTCTTTTTTATATCTAAAACATTATTAACATCATAAATCCTAGAAACATTAACTCCTATAGATTCATACATTCTTAATAATGTAAATTTTTTCATTCTATTATAATAATAATCAAAAGTAGCTAAACTAATATTTTCAGTACATTTATTTAACCACTCCGCGCCATTGTATGCTTTATAAATTGCATACTTTTTTTCACGTTGTTCAAGATAATCTTCTACTGTATTAACATTTATATTTTTTGCTCCTAAAGCATGAAGATTATAAATTGTTCCAAATATAGTTCTATGAAATTCTTGTGGAAAATCTTCTTCATTAAATTTATACTGACTATCATCTAACAAATTTGGATTCTGATAAATACTTCCTATTACTTGTATAATTGCTTTTGAGTCAATATAGTTACTATTCATCTTTAATCCTCCATGTTAAATAGTTTGGGCGGTAGCTCTTTTTGTTTAGGAGCATCAATTTCAATAATTCGCTGTTTATTGCTATTATAATTGCCCGTTCCCGCAACTTGATTTGCGAGATATATATTATAATAATAATTATATGCTTGAGTATAGCAAAATGGCACAATTCCTAAAGAACCTTCTTTAAGCTTATCTTTTGAATTTCCTTTAACTTCATAAAAATATAATAAACTTTTTAAAATACCACTATAACTATATTGATAATCTCTTACCCAAGCTTCAACTATTTTCTTAAATTGTATAAAATTAAAATTTTGACCTTGTTCTTTTTTTACATATCTATACAATTCATCAAAGTCTTTTTCTTCTTGAGTTAATTCAGCTTCTTTCTTTTCTTTGCAAGCAATGTGTGCATATCTGTTTGTTCTTGGTTTAAACCAAACGATATCCATTTCTTCAGGCTTAGCATCAAATTGTTGCTTACAATATAAACATTTTACTATATGTGAAGCCATTCTTTAACCATCCTTTTTTCTTATATATAAATTATATCATATTTTTTAAGAAAAATAAAGAAAAGAGCAATAAATCTTGCTCTTTTCTTTGTTATTAATTTAGAGAGTTTTTAAATCATCAACAATGAGAGCTAACTGTTCAACCTGATCTCTATTCATATCTCCAACCTTTTTACCTTTACCGATATACTTTTCAGTAATTTGCACAATACGAGGAGCATAATAATCAGCCATTGTTTTTTCTTCTGTTGATTTTTCATCTATAGCCTTAATAAGATTAGTAAATTCTTCCATAAGTGCATCAAAATCAAGACTAGAGCTTGTATCTCTATAAGCATTTTCTCTTTCATCTGTGAAAAACTCTACACCATCTTCTTCAGCTTGCTTATCTATTGCTTCTGCGATAGCGTCTACAAGGTTTTTATATGTAAATTCTATATAATCAGGAGTATATTTAAAGCGGGAACCAGCTTCATAGCGCTGTGTACCTCGCATAAAGAGGATCGTTTTATTAGACCCATCATCTCCTGTTACCGCCCGTGAATAACCAATTATATCAGCCATTCGCGCAACAATATTATTTGCTCTCTTATCTAAGGTCGGTACAATTTTATTATATTCATTTCCACTTTCATCTTTAAAAGTCTTATCAGTTGCATGTGAAATAAGTACAATACCATATCCCATTTGAACTATTGAACGAAGTTTTTCATCAAACTCTGTACCTACAAGACCGTAGCCTTTGCCATAAGGAATATCTGCAACTGTATCTACACTATTGTTAGAACAAATATATTTTTCACAATAGTTATAAGCTATATCTGCGGTGTCTATGATAACCGTTTCATACATCTCTTTAACTCGTTCATCTTTCAACTGACGAATAACTTTAAGAAATTCTGCCCAACTATTAATAGGCTGTGCTTTGACACCTGCTAAAGCGTTGTAACCTTTTTCGACATTTATAATGTTTATAAACTGACTATATCACGAACATTTTTATAAAATGTTCCGCCACCACTTCGGAATAAGGATTTACACCTTAAACCTACTTCTCAAAGAGAATAGTCGATTGACTTTCTATCTTTATAAAGATAGCTTAGCACAGGATTCTTCTAATATCCAAAGTTTAACAATATTAGACATTCCCCGTTAGCAAATAAGTAAATACTTATTCACACCCTATATTTATAGGTTCAATGGCGATGCGCCCATTCTAAGCAGTCTAAATATTTCTGATATTTTCTATCTAAACGATTGTTTTCTTTTGAATTATAATATAAATAATTTAATATCCTTTCAACTTGTTTTCTACCGGCTATTTGCAAGACAAATGCTTTGTCTGCAATATTAGCTTGTAAGCTTACATTAGTTTGAAGTTCTTTTTGAATATCAGTTAAAAATTCTTTTGTACCAATAAAAGAAATTCTATAATTATTAGTGCCTTGTAAATAATGCAAACTTCCATCTCCATCAAAATATCCTCTTATGAAATGAGATATATAATCTCTTGGAATATTTGGAATTTTTTCTATTTTTAAACTTTTTTGAGGAACACATCCCCATTTAATTAAATCTTGATGAAGCTGTTTATCTTTAATTGAAAATTGATATAGAGTCTTTGCATTTTCAAATCTTTTATCATAAGTTTCGGTTATTTTATGATTAAATGCTCCAATAGCCGTTTTAAATTTTTCAACTTGTTCTTTATCCGTAATATTCATTGAAATTTCATTATTATTTGTATGAACACAACCATCTGCATATAAAAAACCTAACCAATACGCTTTTTCCTCTGTATCAATTTTATTGAAATAAAATTCATTTCTTGGGAATCCTTGTTTATTTCCTCTTGATTGAATATTATGCTTATTTAATAAATTTCTAATTGTTCCATAAGCACAATTAAACTCTTTTCCAAGTTGCTTTAAGGTATATTGTTCGTTTAGATATTTGTCTATAATGTAGGCTACTTGTTCATCAGTCCAAGCAATTACTCCGCCTTTTCCACGAGTAATAGTGTATAAATCAGACATACTTATTCTCCTTATTTTTATTTTCTTGACGCTAATAGAAGACTTCTGGGAAACTTACTCGCGATAGTAGTTTTTCCAGATTTGGGCTCTCCGAAGAAGAATACTGAATACCCTCGCATATCACGACTAACCTTATGAGGCTCCAAACTTAATAAATCAATATCTGACATTTTTCTATTCCTCCTGTTTAAGAATTAGATAGGTTCAAGTTTAAAACTTGAACCCACCCTGAGGTACTGTGGACTGAGCTGCTGGAGTTGCATTTCCGCCACTCTTATTATTTGCACGCCACTCTTCTGACCTTTTCTTATTTTCTGCAAGTGCTACTTCTCTATCCTGAAGAGCTTTCTTGAGTTCCTGAGCTGTTATAGTTTCATCTGTATCAAACTCATAAGGAGTTGGATTTGCACCTGTTATAACATATTCTCTAGTTCTACGTGTAACTGTATCTACTGTAGCCTCACCAAATGCAGACTCTGTTGTTTTTTCAACTTTTGTAAATACATTTACAATCTTTCCCCAAACCTTTGTATAAACTGGATTATCATTACTAGCATCAAGTCCAAGGAAATATTTTCCTGCATCCGCATTTCTAGCAGTAAGAGTTATTGGAAGAAGTTCGTTTCTAAAGTTAAAAGTCATACCTTTTACAGCTACATAACTATCTCCTTCTTCAGGAACAACTTCTGAAACATTATTAATGATAATATCAAGTTCAAACTTATTCCTTCCTATATCTCCTTCTGGATGAAGTGTGTTTTCAGCTACGATTGTAACAAAACCACCTTCGTTTCTTGGCTGTGTTACCACTGTATCCTGTCCCTCTGGGAAGAATTCATTTACTCCATATGAAGGATTAAGTCTAACTACTGTTGCAGCATCATAGCCATCTGTCATGACTGTCTTTCCAGATGTTATAATCTGCTTTAATGTATTATAAGTATTATTAGTCTTACCTGAATTATATACTGGTGGAACCCATGTATAATGAACCTGAACGATATTCTCCTGAGTTGAATCTACTGCAACATCAATTGTACCTGCAATATATGGAGAACCAGGATTCTTTGAATTTTCACCAGATATCTTTTCACTTAAATCAAACTGATAAATCTTACCTTCAATATTCATTCTATTCTCATTCTTACGCATATCTTTTTTCTCCTTTTTATTTTTCATATATTTATATTATATCAAAAATTTTAATCATTGTCAAATTCTGCTTCTATAGGCTGAAAATTTATACCTTTTTCTGTTATTTTATATGATGCGGGATTGCCTGCCTTTTTCTCCACAAAGCCATCTTCAACGAGCTTTTTCATTGAACCTGATACAGAACGACCTGACGTATCAATTCGTTCACCGAGTCCTTTCGCAGTAATCCAGTCATTAACTTCTTTTAAAGCATTAAGTATAACTTTTCCTTTTTCTGTAATTTCTTTCTTATTGGAACTAGCACCTTTCTTATAGTCTTCAAAGAATTCGATTGCTTCCATTGGAATAAATATACCCAAATGGAAATCAATATTATCTTTGTCATTAAATAAAGCTTCTACTGTTTTAATAAAAATATCTTTTCTTTCATCTGTCATAGTTATTTTCCTCTTTTTTTATTATTTTCATTATTTTATATAATAATTATAACAAAATTTTTATTAAAAAGCAATATTTATTACTAATAGTCTAAAAATATCAATTCTTTTGCAAATGGAAGAGTTTTTGCCCAATTTATAAATTGGTTCCACTCCGTGAGTCTATGACCCTTGCGCTGCCGCACAATAGAATAAAGATTTTCATAATTCATAGTTACTGTACGAGTCTGTAACCATGACTCAGGTAACCATCTTATAAGTTCTTTCCAATATCTTTTATCTTTTGTTTCAAGATATTTTTTTCTACATATTTCTAAATCTTCAATTAGACAAGCTGCTGCACCTACAAGAGGAATAGAGTCATCTAGATCATCTATTTCAAAACAGTCAATAGTTATTGGGGTTGTGGCAAGTTTGTGCATTGTGCTTGTACTATTAGCGGTTGTACCTATTTTGTAAGTATCGAATTCTTTCCACCAATATAAAGGCGCTGTAATATCAACAGATACTATAATTTGGCGCATAAACTTACGATGCTCTGGACCAGCTTTAATAAGTTTCTGGAGTAAAGCTAGATCATTTTTTCCAATAATAATTTCTTCTGGAGGTAATTCATAAACACCATATTTTGTTTTTTCAGTAAAAATACTATCACTTCTATCCCAGCTATTCATAGGGTTACGAGCACCACGAATAGCATGCTTAAAACCCCATGTCTCTGTTTCTGTAAATTTCATATTATATAAACTCCTCTAATATCTCGTCTGCAAAACCTAATTCAATAGCTTCTTCTGCAAAGAACCAAAAATCATCATTTTTCTTTTCTTTATACATTTCTTCTGTCATATCAGTACATTCAAGAATATATTTCTTCATTCTTAATATAAGCTGGTCATAAAACTGTGAATAGTTCCTAAATTTACCAGCATCTACGAATCCATCTGTGGAAGTTGCGCCTTCATGGAACATAAAGCTCGCAGACGGATAACAAAATCTTCGATGACCTGTAATAAAAACGAGAAGTCCGCCACTATACGCACTGCCCATATTAACTGTATAAACAGGAGTTTTTGACATTTTAATAGCATCTGCAATACTTAATGCGCCTACTAATGAACCACCTGGAGAATCTATTAAAAGTTTAATAGGTTTTCTTTCTTCTATTGGAATATCTTTATCTGCGAAATTCCAAAATCTTATTAAATGACATACTGCTTCACTTGACATATCATTAATTTCACCTAATATTAAAACTCTATCAATAGCATCTTTGACTGCGGAAACCGCTTCTAAATCTATTAATTCTTTTGTGTTATTAAGCATTTCTATTAGAAGGTCATTTACTGTAACATCTGCGATTGTTTTTCCTTCCATAAATTTCTTTTCATTCTCTGTCATTATTTAACTCCTTTGTTTCCATTATAACCAAAAGTATTAGCTTGATATAATTCTATAAAATATCTTTCTTTTTCATTTAATTCAGCTTGACTACATTCTTCAATTAATTCAAAAGTGAAGTTATTTAAACCATATTCTTGCATAGCTTTATATAGTTTGTTTCCTGGAGGAGTATCAATACCAAGCCCGCATTTACAGTGCTGGTTCCATCTAGTATAAATGTCGACTGCTTGACCAATATAACATTCATCTGTAATTAAATTTGTTATTTTATAGATACCTGTTTTTGTTTTATCTTGAAGTATTTGCGGAAACTGCTTTTTAGCAAGAGGCTGCCAGTATGTCTTCCAGACTAACATACTTAATATACGAGGTTTATTTAATTCTCGTTTTACAATTTCAAGTCTGCGGGAATCCGCTAAATCTGCTTCAGACGGGATTAATCTATAATTATCCTTGTTCTCTTTTACCTCTTGCTCTTTCAGCATGGCTTTATGAGCTGCCGCCTTTGTTGCTTTTAAGGTATCTAAATCTTTTTGAATCTCTTCTTTTTCTGCATACAGTTTATTAATTTGTATATCAAATTCTTCTTCTGTTTGAGCATATTTATCTTCAAGAATTTCAACATATTTCTGATAAGCATTTTCTGCAAGCTGTTCATTAGATAATGATAGATTCATTAATATATCATTATTTTTAACAATATCATTATTTAATTGGTTTTTTGTATCTTGTGCTTTTTCTATTTCATTTAAAATGTATTTATGAGCTAAATCTAGCTTTTGATTATCATTCTTTAAATAATTATTATACTGTAAAGTCTTTTTATCTATTTCTACTTTTTTAGAAAGTAGAATCCCTAAAATGATACATATAATTATTAAAATAATAACTAAAAATATCATATAATCTCCTTTTTAAAAAGGCTAGGCATTTTTGCCTAGCCTTGAAATGATAACAATTTTGTTGATGGCGGGTACTTAATTGTTATATTATATTTAATTACTCTGCCTGCTTAGCAGCAAGTTTTTCCTGAGCAATTCTAAGCTCTTCAGCCTCGATAGACTCAACTGTTGAGTTACGTCCCTTCTCAGTACACTTAATGAACTTAACCTGCTTATGTGTTACATTTCCATCTTCATCTGTTACTTCAATCTCGCCAGGGATTCTCTCTACATAATCCTTGTTAGCCTTGTTCTTGCCTGTACCAACAAGTGCTGAAGTAATTATACCATTAACTTTCTGAATACCAAGACCTGTTGCCTCAGCGATGTCAGGTGCTGTAATGTTCTCTCCCTCATGTTCCTTAATGTAATTAAATACTGTCTTTGAATCTGCCTTCATGTTTCTTTTCTCCTTATATATATTATTTTATTTAAATAAGATGCTGGATGTTTTTTGCACCTTTATTTTATATAAATATTATACTAAAAATTTTTCTAAAAATCAATTAGCGTTGCCATACTTCTCAGTTATATACACATCTATTAAGAGTAGTTCTTCAGGATCAAGCGCCTGGGATAGTTTTATAAGTTCTTTCATAGAATCTTTATCTTCAGGGTTTTGTTCTAAAGCTTTTTCTAATTTCCATATTTTTTCAGCTTTTTTCTGTACTTTTCTACGAACTTCCCTATTTAATTTAGGCATGTCTTCGTTCATCATTATCCTCCCCTGATATAGTATACTCTGCGTCTCCTACAATCATAAGAGGACCGTTAAAAGATACTGCATTAGAAAATGCTTCAAACTCTGCATCTGTCATATAAAATTTCCATCCAACTAATTCTCCATTATAAAATACTTTTTCCATTCCATCAAGACACTCGCCCCTTATGACACCACCAGTATACATATTGGTTGTTAAAGTCCCTATACATTCATATGTTTTTCCATTATAGTTTACTAGAAAATGTACTCTTTTATTAAGAGGGCAATTAAATAAATTTGGTTCCCATACTTGTATCATTTTATCATCTCCATTAAATCTGATTCTGTAATAATAGGAATATTTAGTTCTTTAGCTTTTTTATTTTTTGCGGAAGTGCTATTTATATCATTATTTATTAAATAATTAGTTTTTGTAGAAATTGATGACAAAACTTTTCCGCCATTAGATTCTATTAAGTCTATTAATTCTTGTCTATTCTTAAAATTTTGAAGTTTTCCTGTTATTACAAAATTCTGAGTTTCTAATTTAACAGTTTTGTCCAAATGCTCTTCAGGTTTAAATGTCATATAATTTACAATAGCATCAGCCTCTGTATAATCAAATTTATGAAGTGCGGAATCCATTTCATATCCAAAACCATTCCATCGTGTAAAATCAAAATTAGTATCTATTAAATCTCTAAATTCTTTCCAAGTTTCTACTTTTTCACAAATTTGTTTTGATACACGGGAACCGATTAAAGGTATCCCTAATCCAGATATAAATGCGTGAAGCGGGGCTTCCGCAAGTCTATCATCAATAGCTTTAAGTATTTTATCTACTGATGCCTGACCAAAACCTGGTTTACTAATCCATTCTGCACGATGTTCTTTTAACTTAGGAATATCTGTTATATTATCAACCCATCCCCAATCTATAAGTTTTTCAAGAGTTTTTTCTGAAAGTCCTTTAATATCGAGACCTTTCTTTCCGCAGAAATGGTTAAGTCTCTGAATTAATTTACCCGCACATTGAGGATTATCACATCTTAATTCTTCAACACCTGTTTCAGATTTCCATATATCACAAATACTTCCGCAAGCTGGACATACAAAATATCCATCTATACCATTGCGGTCACAGGTTGCAC